CCAATGCATCAAATACTCCAGCAATTGAAACTTTATACACGTATGTAAATACAGCAGATGAAGGGGATCCTGTTGTAATGGAAAGACCACTAGGAGAGTTCCCAGTATTAGGATCTTAACATGGCTTTTCTTATAGGTGGAGCAAATTCAGCAGCAGATACCGGATACAACGTAGCCAACTCATGTAGATTTGAAGATGGGGATAGTGCTTATATGCATTATACACCAAGTAGTGCTGGAAATGTAGATAAATGGACTTTCAGTTTTTGGGCAAAAAGAGGAAATATTGGCTCTCACGGTAGAATTCTTTCATCTGACGGTACTGCTGGAGGATCATATGGAGCTATAGTATTCCATGCTACTTATGACGATTTGATTGTATGGAGCTATAATGGTACTGGTTTTGACCAATATCACAGAACAAACAGACAATTCAAAGACCCGGCGGCCTGGTACCATATAGTGATTGCTATGGACACAACACAGTCCACAGCAGGTAATAGAGTGAAAATATATGTCAACGGAACTCAGGAAACCTCATTTAGAACTGAAACTGTACCAGATCAAAATACAGATATGCAGTTTAATCACGATTCAAAACATTGGTTAGGTACTAATGAGAGTAATAATGATGAGTTTTATGATGGTTACTTGGCAGAAGTTTGTTTTATAGATGGAACTCAATATGCTGCTTCCGATTTTGGTGAATTTGATGAAGATTCTCCTACAATTTGGAAACCGAAAGATGTATCAGGATTAACATTTGGTACGAATGGATATTATTTAGATTTTGAAGATAGTAGCAACTTGGGAAATGACAAAAATGGCGGCACGGATCTGACAGAAGTTAATCTAGCTGCAACAGATCAAACTACAGATACACCGACTAATAATTTTGCAACTTTTAATTTCTTAACACCTTCTCGTCAATCTGGTGGAGCTGTTGCTTATTCAGAAGGAAATGTAAATATAGTGACTTCTTATACAGATACAAATTATTTAAGATTTCCTCAAGCTTATTCAACATTAGGAGCTACTGCAGGAAAGTGGTATGCAGAATTTAAACCAACTGCAATGGGAAGTGCTGCTGTTGGAATAGCTAACACAGGAGAATTTGGTTCTGATGGAAGCAGTAATCCTTATGCTGGATACGCTGCTAGTGGAGCAGTATATACAAATGGTGGTGAGTATAGAGCAAATGATGGCAGTTCAGGAGGTCAAGGTACTTATACTACAAATGATATTATAGGCGTAGCCATGGATTTAGATAATTTAAAACTTTATTGGCATAAAAACGGTACTTATATTAATTCTGGAGATCCTGAAAGCGGTGCAACAGGAACAGGTGCAAGAGCAATCGTTGCTCCAGCAACTCCAGGAGGATTTTATGTTTTTACAGCTGGTTCAGATAATACTAACGTAGCAACAATTTCAGGTAATTTTGGTAATCCATCTTATGCTAATTCATCAAGTGTTTCTGATGCAAATGGTTATGGAGATTTCGAGTATGCAGTACCTAGTGGTTATCTTGCGTTATGCACAAAAAATTTAGGAAGTGATGGAGGTTAAATGGCAGCTTATACAGCAATAGACGATGCAGAAGTATATTTTAGAATTAAATTATATACTGGAAATGGAACTGATGACACTGGAATTGTTTTTGATACTACTGATACAACCATGCAACCAGATTTGGTCTGGATTAAAAATCGTAATTCTACCAACGAACATAACCTTGTAAATTCGGTAGTTGGAGCAACCAAATATCTTCATTCTAATTTAACTCAAGCTGAAACTACCGCCGCTAATTCACTACAATCATTCGATAGTAATGGATTTACTTTAGGTACAAATGCTAATTTTAATACAGACACTAATACTTATGTAGCTTGGTGCTGGAAAGCTGGAACATCATTTAGTAATGATGCTAGTGCAACAAGTGTAGGAAGTATTGATAGCACTGGAAGTACATCAAGTGATAGTGGATTTAGTATTGTAAGTTACACAGGAACAGGTGCTGATGGTACTATTGCTCATAATTTAGGGGCAGCACCTACAGTTATTATACAAAAAAACAGAGATGAAGTACAACCTTGGTGGGTTTTTCATTCAGAGGTTGGTGCAGGTGGACAATTAAGATTAAATGATAATGTTGCAGCAGGTACAGATGGTGGTGTTTTATGGAACTCAACAGTACCAACATCAACAGTATTTAGTGTGGGAGATAATGATGGAATTAATGGTGATGGCGATAAATGCATAGCTTACTGCTTTGTTGAAAAACAAGGCTTCAGCAAGTTTGGAGCATACACAGGGGATGGAGATGCCGATGGACCATTTGTATACACAGGATTTAGACCAGCGATGGTTATAATTAAATCTACAGGACTTAATAGTTGGGAATTATATGATATTAAAAGAAATACCTTCAACCCTACAGCTAAAGCTGTTTTTTCAGATGGTAATGGAGCAGAATATGATTACACCAACAGAATAGATATATTGTCTAATGGTTTTAAAGCAAGAAGTACATCAAGTGGTGTAAATGGTTCTGGTGTAAGCTACACCTACATGGCTTTTGCAGAATCCCCATTCGTAAATTCAGAAGGAGTACCAACTAACGCGAGATAATTATGCTACAAAAAATTAACATACAACCAGGATTCAATAAACAAGTCACAGCGACTGGCGGCGAGGGTCAATGGGTTGACGGTGATTATGTAAGATTTAGATATGGTTCACCTGAAAAAATAGGGGGTTGGGCCCAATTAGGAGATATTACCCTAACTGGAAGAACGACCGCTATGCACCAATTTGTTAATTCTAGTGGTATTAAGTACTCAGCATTAGGCACTAATAGAATTTTATATGTATATTCAGGAGGAGCTTTTTATGATATAACTCCTCTTAAAAGTACAACAACATTAACAAGTGCATTTACAACAACAAATGGCGACGCCACAGTCACGATTACGTTTGCGTCTGATCATAATATTTCTCAGTACGATATTATTGTTTGTGACAATTTTAGCTCTGCTACCAATTCTAATTTCGATTCTGATGATTTCGATGATAACGTATTTATGGTGGCAACCGTTCCAACTTCAACGACAATTACAGTTGAAATGGGATCGAATGAATCTGGATCAGGAGCATCCACATCAGGTGGAGTAAGAGTAAAACATTATTATTCAATAGGACCCGCAGTTGAAGAATCAGCTGCTGGTTGGGGATTAGGAGCATGGGGAGGTACTGCAGCAGGTGCAGTTACATCTACTTTAGATGGAGCTTTAACTTCAGGTTCATCTAGTATTGTACTCGATGATTCATCAGGATTTCCTTCTTCAGGAACTGTCGTAATAGATGATGAAAGAATTGCTTATACTTCAAACACTACTGGTACAGGAACTTTAGGAGGTTTAACCAGAGGGTCGGACAATACTACAGCGGCATCACACTCTGATGCAGCAACTGTAACGAATGCATCTGATTATACGAAATGGGGAGCATCACAAACAGGTGATATTGTTACAGCTCCTGGTATCTGGTCGTTAGATAATTTTGGTAACAAACTTATTGCAACTATTGCAGATGGTGCAACTTTTGAATGGGATTCAAATGCAACTGGCGCAACATCTACTAGAGCAACAATTGTATCTGGAGCACCAACAGCAACTCAGTTTACTTTAGTTTCTACACCGGACAGACACTTAGTTTGTTTTGGAACAGAAACAACAATTGGAACCACATCAACACAAGATGATATGTATATTCGATGGTCTTCTCAAGAATCATTAACGACTTGGACTCCAACTTCAACTAATACTGCTGGTACACAAAGGCTTGCAGATGGTACAAGAATTGTTGGAGCAATTAGAGGTCGTGATGCAATTTATATTTGGACAGATACAGCTTTATTTATCATGAAATTTGTTGGTCCACCATTTACTTTCTCATTCCAACAAGTAGGTACTAACTGTGGATTAATTGGACAAAACGCTGCAGTTGAGGTTGATGGATCCGCATACTGGATGTCAGAAAATGGTTTCTTTAGATACACTGGACAATTACAATCACTACCATGTTTAGTTGAAGACTATGTTTATGATGGTTTAGCAGATGTACCTAGACAACACATCTATGCAGGATTAAATAATTTATTTGGTGAAGTTACTTGGTTCTATCCAGGTAGTGGAGCTACAGCTAATTCTAGATCCGTTACATATAATTATATGGATTCGAGCAGCGAGCGACCTATATGGACTGTAAGTTCACTTGCAAGAAGTACTTGGGCAGATTCGTCTATATTTGGTAAACCTCATGGAACTGAATACGATTCAAGTGCAACCAGTGATTCAACTGTTGGCAACACTGATGGTGTTACAACTTACTTTGAACATGAAACAGGGCAAAATCAAATTAAAGCAGGTGCAACAAGTGCCATTGCTGCAAGTATAGAATCAGGGGATTTTGATTTAGACCAAAAAGGTTTGGCTGGTGATGGAGAATTTATGTTAAAAATTAGAAGAGTTATACCTGACTTTTTAACTCAAACAGGAGATGCAAGAGTTACATTAAATTTAAAAAATTATCCAACAGATGC